GGTCTTATGACAGATAAGGTACAAGCGAAAAAAGACTTAGAATTTTGCACTGCTGAGCTGTCTAAGTACCAAAATTTAAGTCGTTCTGGTTTGACTCGGGATGAGATGCTGGCGATAGATGGCATAATGATTAAGTTGAAAGAGCGGGTTAAGAATCTAAGAACAAGCCTGTACGATTAATTAACAAATAAACCGCTCTTGTATAATTTCTTACATATCTATCCCTATTAATTGTGAGAAATGTATTCTTTCGGTATTGATAATATTTTTAATTATGAGAGTATAAAAAAAGAACAATAAAGAGGGATAAGTATGACTTCACAAGATGTGCTTGTAATCTCGGTTTCGGCTTTAGTCCTTACATTAATCATTTATGAGTTCGGGCAAATGTCGATGTTGTTTTAAACTAAACCACCTTCGGGTGGTTTTTTAATGGGCGCAAAATATGAACGCAGACGACTACTTCTGGAAAACCAAAAAGCGCCCACCTAAAACCAAACCACGCTCTAAACCTTTACCAAAGGCAAAAGAAAAATACCTAGAAGCTGAAGAAGCCCTATTCCAAGAATTAGAAGAACACCTGATTGGCTCTGAGCGCAAATTTCAATTTGAATCCACTAAAAACTGGCGATTTGATTTTTATATTGTGAAGTTACGACTTCTGATTGAAATAGCGGGTAGTCCTTGGGCTGTCGGGCGTGGTGGAAGAAAGATAGCGAATGCATTTAATAAATATGATTTGGCTGAAGATATGGGTTACAAGATTCAACGTTTTGAGCCACATGCAATTGAGTCGGGTAGTGTGATTCGTTGGATTAAGTCGCAGTTAGAGAGAATAGAAGATTGAACAAATCAGACCATTCCCACCGACGGATCTCATTGATCAGGCTGAGGAAGAAGAAGCAATTCGCATTGCGCCCGCCGTGGAATTAAAAGAATGGGTGATTAAAAACTTTCTAACCATTGGTGGCCAGCTCCACAATCCAGATCATGACCATATTGCTGAGCTACTACACGACGATGAAACCTTTTTAGCATTTGCTTGGGCATCATCTGCATGCCAGTCAAAAAAGCGCATGGTACTGGGTCAATGTGAAAAAGTGATGTTTAACCAGGGCGGATGGAAGAAAGCTCGGCAAGAACAGCAGATGCGGGATTGGTTTGGTTGTGTACCTGTTTATCTCATCACTATAGACGCATCATTCTGTGAACAAGCTTCAGATCATGACTTCTGTGCCTTGATCGAGCATGAGCTTTATCATATTGGCGTAGAACGTGATCAAGATGATGAAATCATGTACAGCGACAATACTGGCTTACCAAAGCATTACTTGGCAGGCCATGACGTTGAAGAGTTCTATGGCGTGGTCAAACGTTGGGGTGCAAACGAGAGTGTCAAGCGCTTAGTCGAAATCTCAAAGAATGCGCCGTTTGTATCTGATTTTAATGTGTCTGCGTGTTGTGGGAACTGTGTGATTAATTAATAAGCAAAAAGGATCACATTTTAACTTTCTAATTATTTTCTACTCTTATAGATTTAAGAAAAGGAGAAAACTATGGCTACCTACAAACAGATTCAAGAATTTTTAAAAAATAAGCACAATCGAGCATTTAAATCTTGCTGGATTGCACATGTTAAGAGTGATTACGGATTAACGAAAAGACAATCACCTAATCGGTATGATTCCAATAAAAGGGTTCACCCGTGTCCCGATGAATTCAGAGAAAATGTTGAGGATGCACTCAAACATTTCAAAATGATCCCCTGACTGGGGATTTTTTTTAGCTATCTTGTTGGACGTAGCATGACAAAGAGGTGATTATGGCGGCACTTAAAGAGCCTGTAAAAATCTTTATAGTACAGTCTCTTGCATGCTTTGATACCCCTCAACAAGTAGCTGATGCTGTCCAACAAAGATTTGGCATCGAAATTGATCGAAGGCAGTGTGAGGGATACGACCCAACAAAGTTCTCAGGACGCAATCTAAGCAAGAAATTAAAAGACTTATTCACCCGCACACGCAAAGACTTTCGAGCAAATATCGAAGACATTGCGATAGCTAACAAGGCATTTCGCCTTAAAGAGCTTCAAGGTATGTACGATGATTCAGGGAAAAACAAACGGCTTAAACAGAATTTACTGAAACAAGCCTTTCAAGAAACGGATGGCCGTGTAACAAAGCAAGAGATTACTGGTAAAGATGGCAAGCCAATCGAGACTGTAAATTCCAATGTTTCAACTGAGAGCTACCTTGAAGCGAGGGAGCGAGTTTTAGATGATTACTGATCCAGCACGTGAACTTGCAATACGTATTGAGGCTCAAGAGGACTTGTATTTCTTTTCTCGATACATGTTCAAAGAACGTCGTAAGTACAAGTGGATGCACAACTGGCACCATCGAGTGGTTTGTGATGCTTTGATGCGAGTTTTCCGTGGAGAGACTAAGCGTTTAATCATTAACGTTCCGCCTCGATACTCCAAAACGGAGCTGGCAGTAATCAACTTCATGGCTTGGTGCTTTGGTAAAGTTCCTGATTGTGAGTTTATTCATATCAGCTACTCAGCAACCTTAGCGGCTAATAACGCATTCCAGACGCGCAACCTAGTTCAAGAAACTGCCTTTAAGCGAGTATTTCCTGAATTTAAGTTAAGGGATGACAGTAAAGCTAAAGATGATTGGCGAACGGTCGCTGGAGGTGTTTGTTACGCACAAGGTACGGGCGGTACCATCACTGGTTTTGGTGCAGGTAAGATCCGAAAAGAGTTTGGTGGAGCCATTATTATTGATGACCCGCATAAAGCCAGTGAAGCGAGTTCAGACACGATCCGTGGCAATGTGATTGAATGGTTTCAAAACACTTTGGAATCTCGAACAAACTCACCTGATACGCCCATTATCGTCATTATGCAGCGCTTGCATGAGCAAGACCTTGCAGGTTGGTTGTTAGATGGCGGGAATGGCGAACATTGGGAACATTTGTGTTTACCTGCAATTCAGCCTGATGGCTCAGCTCTCTGGCCTGAAAAGCATAGTATTGAGCGATTAAGAGTCATGGAGGATGCAGCGCCGTATGTCTTCTCTGGTCAGTACCGACAATTACCATCACCACCTGCAGGTGGTTTTTTTAAGCCTGACAGAATTGAAATTGTGGATGCGTTACCTGCGGAATTCATCAAAGAAGTTCGTGCTTGGGACTTAGCAGCTTCTGAAAATGAAGGTGACTGGACTGCAGGCCCAAGAATGCTGAAGACCAAAGAAAATATGATTTATATCGTCGATATGGTTCGCGGGCGCTGGGGACCTGATGGGGTAGAAAATACGATTAAGCAAACAGCTCAAATGGATGGCAAATCTGTTTCGATTCGATTACCTCAAGATCCCGGTCAAGCGGGTAAATCTCAAGCTAAAAACTTCATCACGATGCTTTCAGGTTTCAATGTTAAAGCTGAGACGGTATCAGGTGACAAGATTACTCGGGCACAACCATTCGCAGCTCAGGTCAACATCGGCAATGTAAAGATGCTCCGTGGTGATTGGAACAAAGCACTCATTGAGGAACTACGCAACTTTCCAAATGGTACGCATGACGACCAAGTGGATGGATGTAGTGATGGCTTCACGGAGCTAAATGAAGCACGAATAGGCAAAAAACCAGCCGGTGCTGGAAGTCGGACATATCAATAGGAAAACACATGGCAAAGTCTAAAAAGGACAAAGCGTCAAAGAAGGCTTTGTCCAAAGGTGGTCTATACACTCAAGAAGCGATTTCTAACTTTTTCACGCACTTTGGAAGACGTCCTGACAATGACGAGGTATTGCGTAAAGCGGGTATTACTCGTCATCGCTTATCTGTATTACTGGATGATGATGAGATTGCTCAGGCTGTAGAGACGCGTATCGATGCATTACTGGCAACGCCGTTCCGCATTGAGCCTAGTGATACACCAGAGGCAGTACATCTAAAAGCTGAGCTTGATGAATGGTACTTCGAAATTGCATCAGGTGCCTTAAATGCTTTGTTTTTCGGCTATTCAGTGCAAGAGGCTGTATATGAAGTAAAGCAAGATGGATATCTTGGGTTGCAGTGGATTGGTGAAAAGCCGATGCAGTGGTTTGAACCTAAAAATGATGGTCGATTGATCTATCGTCAAGACGGTGGCGGCGTAGATCGGGAAGTTGATCAATTTCTAAAGTTCTTCCTCACTCGTCGCAAGGCAACATTTGAACAACCTTATGGCAAGGCATTATTGGCGACACTGTATTGGTTGTTTTTCTTTAAACAGAATGGATTTAAATTCTGGGCAAAGTTCTTGGAGCGTTTTGGTACTCCGATCCTACTGGGTAAGTGTAAAGACACTGAAACCGATGATATGAGCCAAGCATTACTCAATGCTCATGCGCAAAGTGTACTTTCAATTGATATTGAGGATGATGTTCAAGTTCTATCAACTCAAGGCTCTGGTTCAGCTAATGGCGCGTTTGAGACTTTCAACAAGACTTTAGCGCAACAGATTCAGAAGGTTGTATTGGGGCAGACTCTTACCAGTGGTACGGATGGCAAGGGAAGCTATGCACTTGGTCAAGTCCATGAGAATGTCCGTGGCGACAAGCTTAAGTCAGACATTCGATTGGTTACTCCAACACTTCAAGCCGTCGTGGATGCGTTATGCGTGTTGAATGACTGGAAGCCACATAAAGTGCTTCTCGGTGAAAAAACGAAACCATTGAATAAAGAACAGGCTGAACGGGATACGCACTTAAAGAGTGCTGGTGCAAACCTTTCGGAGTCATACTTTATTCGCGAGTACAACTTGCAAGACGGTGATTTAAAGCCTGTTGAACAAGTGGTTCCAAGTACCCAATTCTCAGCATTACCTCATCAAGCATTCAGCTTTAAGGCATCAGTGCAAAAGCCGTCACCCGAGCAGCAAGAGTTGGATGAACTGACAGATGCCCAAGATGATTTTGAACTATTGAATCAAGATCAGATTAAGCAACTGGTGGCTGATTCGACGGATCCACAAGATCTAGCAAGCAATTTAATGCAACTCATCCCAATGGCTTCCAAGGCACAGTTCAAAGCGAATTTAGATCAGGCTTTATATGCTGGGGATGTTTTGGGGTATGTGACGGCCGGTAGGGGGGAATAGATAAGTTACATTTAACTTGTAAGCATATAAAATCATTACCACTTTTAAAATGAAAAAATGGGGGTGGTAATGATTGATTTTACAAAGTTGACTGAACTTTATATAAGCCGAAAAGATAAATTTGCTAAGTCAGATGATCGTGCAAAAAGAAGAAATAATTACTTTAATGAAATTTCTGAAATTGACGCATCAACAGAGATGACTCTGGAAGAAAAGCGAGCACGGAAGAATTCTGCAGCACAGAAATTAACTGGAAATGGTTTAGCTTCTCAAGAGTTGGTGGATTATTATTTTAGACATCCTGATTTTATCAACTTCGAAATCATTGCATCTATAGTCGGATTTTGGGATCAAGTACTTATAAAAACGACTGACGAAAATGGAAGAATTACAAAATTAGATTTAAATTTAAAAACCTACTGCAAAGAAGTTGCTATGGCGATCTCTTCAATGATTTTCTTTGCATTCGTTTTTCTAGTACTAATGTCCTTGGGAAATTGGTTTATTAATTACATGGTAGTGAACTTTTACATAAGTAAGAGTGTTATGGGGATTGCTTATTTAATTCTAATTTCACCGATATTCTTCATGTTTCTATTTATATTTTATTTGTTTTTAAACCTGACTGACTTGAAGAGGTTGGTAAAGTAATAAAAAAATCTAGCAGCCATTAGGCTGCTTTTTTTATGGATGGAGCTATGCAACCAGTCACGTTTCTTGAAGCGCTCCAGTATGCGCATAGTAAGAAAGTGGTGCTGCCTGATGAGTTTTACTCAATGGACCTTAAGACACGGCAGATGGCGACTACGGTTAGCTTCTTGTCGAGTCTTGAGCAAGCTGAGTCGGTGATTAAGTCTCTAAATAAAACATTAGCATCGGGTGGCACCTTTAACGATTTTCAGAAGCTTGTAGCTGAGTCTGAGATCGTTTTACCAAAGCATTACCTAGAAAATGTATTCCGTACCAATATCCAAAGTGCATATGGCCATGGACGTTGGCAGCAACAGCAACGGAATAAAGACAAACGTCAGTATCTGATGTATTCGGCTATCAATGACTCACGTGTGCGTCCTGCGCATTTGGCATTGAATCGAATTGTATTACCGATAGATCACCCATTTTGGCTAACGCATTACCCTCCATTGGGTTTTCGTTGTCGTTGTACTGTCATCGCGCTTACGGAGAAGCAGGCGCTTAAATATGGCATTACACCTGATGATAAGTTGCCTCAGGTTGCCGAAGCTTTGGACTGGAGTTCACATCCTTTGCAATTTGGAGAGTTTGAGGCATTGGTGGATCAGAAGATTTCTAAGTCATTACTGGATAAGGAATATCTACTGGATCAGAAAGAGGCAATTAAAGCCGAATGGACTGCTTCTAAAAAGCTCACCAGTCTTTTAGCCCCGATGAATGATAGATCGAGAGATTTATTTAACACAGTGGCCAATACGGTTATTCCTTTAGATCCATCCATTAGACCAAGTGCAATCAAGACATTCTTGGATTATGTACAGGGTACTGATGCAGCAATCACGAACTACCTAAATGCGTCTGTGAGCTCGAAAGCGGACGATGTTTTAAAACATTGGCTCACACAGGACATGCAAGCCTTAAACGCCGTGGCGAGTAATTCAGCTGCAATCGTGACAGGTGGTGTGACCTTGCAGCATGTAGTCGCTTATGAAGTTGGGCAAACGATTCAATTTAATTCGCCATTACTGTTAGCTGAAAATGCTTCCGATGTGGTGTTGCAGATTGAGAATGCGAAAGGCTTAGGCATTGATCTAAACGAATTGAATGCTGGTCATGGCGTATTAATGCCAATGGGTTTGTCATTTGAAGTGGTTTCGATTGAAGCGCTGAATGGCAAGATGATTTACACACTTAAAGCATTGGTGAATTAATGACTGAAAAATGTGAATCGTGTCGACGTGGATTGAATGGAAGAAATGGTAATGGTTATTCGCCATGTAGCTGCGAGAAAAAAGTAGTTGTGATTGGTAGTCCATCGAGAGTGAATAATCTTGTTCGTGCTATGTGCTGCGTTCTATCGCGACCACCAAAGAAACCATGAGTAAAAATTAACTGAAGCCACCTAATGGGTGGTTTTTTTATGGAGCATGAAAAATGCCAGATGAACAAAAGCAGGATCATTATTGCTTTCGGCTTGGTGACCTAAGTGTAGATCCTGTTGAGGAAGGTAAAAAGAAACGCACCTTCTCAGGAGTGGCTTATAGCGGTGAGGTTATTACAGATCACTGGTATTGGACACGAGTGATTTTTGATTTGGATAGTATGCAGATTAAGGGTCGCATTCCAGCACTTTTAGAACACAGCTCACGCCAACGGGCAGGTGCAATCAATACTCATACGATTAGCCATCAAGAGGGTTTGGTTGTACATGGGGACTTGATGAGCAATGAGTTTGGTACTCAGGTAGCACAAGACTCAGATGATGGATTTCCGTGGCAGATGTCTGTCCGTATTGAGCCTGCTAAGACTGAAGAAGTTGCAGCTGATCAAACAGTGATTGTTAACGGAAAGACGCTTCAAGGACCTATTACGATATTCCGCGGTGGTCGTATTCGTGAAGTTTCATTTTGTGCCTTAGGTGCAGATGAAAACACGATGGCAGTAGCCGCAAGCCATAACCCTAACCAACCCACAGAGGACACAGACGTGACCGAATTAGAAAAGGCGCAAGCCCGTATTCAAGAGCTTGAGACTAAAAACTCTGAGCTTGAAGCCCAAAACAAGCAGTTTGCTGCAGCCAAGCGTGAAGCAGAAATTACTGCTTTAGGTAAAGATCTGGGCAAAGAATTTAGTGCGGAAGATATTACCGAGATGAAGGCATTAGATGACTCTGCATTTGCATTCTCAGCTAAACAACTTCGTCAATTCTCTGCAGGTACTCAGCCACCAACAGGTCAACAACAGCAGCAACAAATTCCATCACACTTTCAGCATTTGTTTACTCACCAAGCTACAGGTGGTCAGGGTGGGCAAGGGCAAGGCGGTAATCAAGGTTCAGCACTAGATCAGGCTTTCAGTAAATTCGCAGCCTCTCAGGAGCAAAAATAATGGGAACAATTACTCAAACGATCACATCAGAACAATTGGTCGTTGGAAATGGTGTACGCACTGAAAATGCAAAGGTCACCACCAATACAGCTTATAAGCGAGGAGATTTGCTTAACATCGACGCAGCTAACGTGGCTGGTCATCCAGAAGTGGCGGGTGGCGTAATTGGTGATTGGAATGCTATCGCTGTCGCTGATTTCACAGCGGAGCAAGCAACTTACCATGCAGCGAATGACCTAGAAATGCCGATCTATGTACAAGGTCCTTTTGATGTGGCTGTGGTTACTGTCAATGGTGTGAAGCTAACAGCAGGTCAGATCGATGCTGTTCGTGCACAAGGTTTAAACAACAAAATTGAACTACGAAAAGTAGTGGGGAATTAAGAAATGGGTCAAATTTTTACTTTTCAGGAAGCACCTGTAGAGCTCCTAGATGTACCGCAGTTGGTGTTACTAACAGATACCACACAAAAGGTAGATACCTGGTTAATCGATCGCTTTTTTCCGCAGCGCGTGTCATATAACAAAAATGTGGTGCCTGTTGGTGAATTGAATACAGCCACTCCGCTTGCACCATTTGTAACCCCGAATGCTGGTGCTCGACCGATTAAAGTTGAAGAATCAGGTCAAGTGCAATTTGTAAAACCAGCTTATTTAAAGCCTATGATGACAGTAACGCCTGCAGATGTTCAAAATGCTGCATTAGTTACGCAATTGCGTAAACATGGTGTTATTGCAACAGGTTCCAACCGCCTAAGCGATGCTGATCTTCTTTTGATTGACCAAGCGCAAAAGGCCCTATATCTGCGTCAGTCTATTGATAACCGAAAACTGCTTATTGCACGTGATGTCTTGTTATATGGTAAGACCACGTTTGCTTCTGCTGACTTCCCGAAATATGAAGTGGACTACCGTCGTAACCCAGCTTGTAATTTCTCTCCATTAATCAAATGGGGGCAAGCTGGCGCGAAAGTGCTAGATGATTGGCAGGCGATGATTGATCTATCGATTGAGCATGGCGGCTCATCGCCAAACATGGTTTTAACGAGCTCAAAAGTTTTCAATGCAATGAAACAAGATGCAGCATTTGTAGCTAAATTCGTAGCTCCATATGCAGGTATTAGCGTCCCATTAACACCGACTTTTGATCATAAAGATAAGCCTCAGTTCCGTGGTGTGGTGGACAATATTGAAATTTGGACATATGACGTAAAGCACAACATGGATGGTGCAGCAGGTCGCTTTATTCCGGAAGACTTCTTTGGCTTGATTAATGATGCTAATGGTTGGATCGCGCACTGTGCTATTCAAAACCTAGAGGCATTTGGTCAGGCTTTGGAATTTTTCTTAACCCAAGATCAGAAAAAGAACCCGTCTAGCATTGAGCTGTTAGCTGAATCATCACCACTCGCAATCCCTAACAACAAGAACGGTCTTGTTGGTGGTCGTGGGTTTGTATAAGGAATAAAGCATGCCAAAGTACATTGCAAAACAATCCCTAGGTCCCTTTCGACCAGGACAAGAAGTTAAAGGGCTTGAAGATAAACAACTTCAGGCCCTTTTAGCATCTGGAGCTATTGAAGAAGAAAAAGCACCAGAACAACCTAAGTCTGATGGTACTGCTGCACGTTTAGCTGAACTTGAAAAGGAAAATGCCGAACAAGCGGGAACTATCAAGCTCATGTCGGATGAGAAAAGTAATTCTGATCAGGAAATTGAAGGGCTTAAAGTCAAGGTTGCTGAACTTGAAAAGGCTTTAGCTACATCAGAAGCCGCTCTAAAGAAAGCCACTACCGAAGCAAAGAAAACTGCAGCTGATAAGTAAGGTGACCCATGTACGCGACTGAAGCAAACCTAGTTGCACGATTTGGCGGTGAGATTGATGAATTGAAGTCGATGCATGCAAGTGCATCAACTGCTGTTCAGGATGCCTTACAGGACGCAACAGAAGAAATTAACGGCTACATCGGTGGTCGTTATCCCTTACCTCTGCCAAATGTGCCAAGCAACTTAGAGCGAATGGCGTGTGATATCGCACGCTATCGGCTTTATTTCAAACGCTCCACCGAAGAAGTTCGGAAGCGTTATGAGGATGCTGTAAATTTCTTAAAGCGGGTGCAGGATAAAAAAGCGGATCTGCAAATATTAAATGAGCAGAGTAAAGAAATCATAGATGATCAGCCAAAAAACAAACCATCTACAGCCCCGATAGGTACGACTTATACAGGTGGTGTTTTTGGTGACGATGTTCTTGGAAAAATGCCTAGCATTAAGTGAGGTTGTTATGTCTGGAGTAGGAATCATCATTGAGGCTGATGGTGAATCAGCAGTAATGCAAGCTCTGGAGCGCTTATCTAGTTTTGATCAAGGAAAACTGAAGCTCTTTAATGCGATAGGCCAATCTGTTGTTTCAAATATTCGCTCTCGATGGGCAAATGGTGAGGGCCTTGAGGGTAAATGGCGTTTGTCTGGTCGAGTTTTGCGTGAAGGAGGTACCACCATGCGTGATACTTCCAGAGCCATGAACTCCATGACCTATAACGCACTACCGAATAGTGTGGAGATTGGAACGGATGTTGAGTACGCGGCTATTCATCACTTTGGTGGTGAAATAAAGTATGAAGCACGTATGCGTCGCACTTACTTTCGTCAGGATCTACGCACAGGTTTGGTAGGAAATAAGTTTGTTCGTAAAGCTCGATCTAACTTTATGCAGGAAACTCAAGGGAAAGCCTACAAAGTAAATATGCCACGCCGTCCTTTTTTAGGTCTGACTGAAACAGATGAACAGGAAGTAATGGAATTAATTGTGGAGCATTTAACAGATGAGTAGTGAGGAAAACTTCTTTGCTGTACGTAGCGAGATAGCAGAAAAGCTAACTGAAATTATAGATTTCAAAAAAATCTATACACCAGCAAACTCTTCGGAAGTTGATGAAATAACCCAGATCACGCCAAACGCCCAAGTTTATTACCGCCGTATTCGAAAATCTGATGAAGCTGTGCGATCGTCAGTAAATATGCTTACTCAGCAGTGGGAAGTCACGATTTGCGAACGACATGCAGCATCACAGCTCAGTGATGGGTCTGCGGTGCTGGATCGAGTGGGCTTGCTGACGATTAAAGCTTTAAAACTTTTATCTGGTTGGCAGCCTGCATCCAGTAAGCGTCCTTTAGAGATGGTGGCGGTTGAAGAGGACTATTCACCAACGTGTGTGTACATCACATTGGTGTTTGAATCAAAAATGTTTGTTTAGGAATTATTCATGCAAAAACAATTCAAAGCCCGGCAATCTGTCGGGCGATTTCATTCAGGGGATATCGTCGGTGGTTTAAGCGAATCTCAAATTCAAGATTTATTACAGCGCGGTGTAATTGAGTTGGCTGAGCCTGCCTCAAAACAGAAGCCTGCACCAGCCAAAAAAGAAGAGGTGAAAACCGATGGCGAATAAACCAGATTTAATCTCGCTCCAAGGTGAGTTATTTTTAGCAAAAATGATCAATGGTCAGCCTGCTGCACTATTATCCATTGGAAACACGCCAGAGCTTCAGCTTCAGATCACTTCTGAATCCACTGATCACTATGAATCAAAAACAGGTCTGCGTGCAAAGGATGCAGTACTGCGTAAGCAAACTGGTGTATCGGTTAGCGGAACTTTGGAAGAGGTCACCAAAGAAAATCTGGCAATGGTACTTAGCGGTAAAACACTAGAAATCCCAGAAGTAACCGTTACTGAAACACCAATTGGTGCAGTTAAAGCAGATGAAATGATTGATCTGGGGATCCGCAACTTGTCCGATGTGGCTTTTAAGGGCCCTGCGGATGCGGCAATTACTGCAGATAAATATACTTTAGATGCCGTGTTTGGAACGGTCATCTTTAATGAACCCATTACTGATGTGAAATGGTCAGGTAAATCTGGTGCGATTACACGAACAACCATCGCTACCAATCTAGGGGAGGAATATCGTTTCTTCTTTAAAGGGGTTGATACATATCAGGGCGATAAAATTGCAGTGACACTATGGCGTTTAGAGCTCTCTCCTGAAACGGAATTTGACTTAATTCATGAAGATTTTGCGAGTTATAGCTTTGAGGGTGAATGTCTTGCAGACATCACTAAAGCGAACGATACTGAATTAAGTATTTTTGGTCACATTGAGCGCTTCTCTGTAGCAGTATAAACTCATTAGGCACAAAGAACCTTAGGCGCATTAGCGTCTTTTTTTGTGCCTATTTTTTGAGATTCCATCATGAATGAATTTTTTTTAGCGAATAATCGAAGCGTAGTAATTGGCGACGTCCCCATTCATCAATTGAAAATGCATAACATTGATGAATGGGGACCATATGCTTCAGTAATTAAATCTTTTCTAAAAACTCACTCAGATGAAATTTATAAATCACTATTAAAAGCGCATACAGTTGAAGTAATGACTTTGTTGGGTAAATCCACACTGAAAACTGAAAGTGAGCTGATTTTGATGGCTGAGGCTTCAGAATCAACATTCTTATCTTTGATTGAAGCAGTTATCAAAGTGAATGACGCTTATTTTGCGGAGAAAGAATCAGGGCGAAAACGCTCAAGAAAAGTCAAAGAGCTGGATCAAACGAGTTGGTTTGAAACTTTCCAATACTTAATTGAGGCTGGTCATCATCATGAAGATATCATGCAAATGAGCTATGGATCTTTTATTGGTTACCTTAAAGCAGCTCAAAAGCAACGATCACAAAACCTCTTAACAAGCACAAATCTAATGCGTGCTGCTCAACATGCCAAAGATAAAGCTTATGCCAAATTGACTGACGAACTAAAGTCAAATGACGATTGAGTTGTGATGTGAAATTGATCACGTTATTATTTACCCAATTATAACGAGGGGTAAATTCATGAAAAAATTATTAATTACAGCTGCTTTGATGTCTGTTTTTACATTAGCAAATGCCAATATCACCAATGCGAATATTAATGGCGAGCGCGTTCGTGTGGGTGATACTTATGGTCAAATTGTTGGAAAACTTGGTCAGCCGGCTTCTTCATATGACTACACAAAAAACATCAATGGTAAAGAAACCCCAGTGCGCGAAGTTAGTTATGTAAGTAATGGGAAAACATATGTCGTTGTGATTGAGAATGGCAAAGTTACTACGATTCGTAGTGGGCGTTGAGGGTAAGAAATGAAGTACGGATTAATTGTAGCCATAATAGCTGTTGTAGCACTTTTTTATTTTATGTCTCAAAGCAATAAGGCTGATGCAGAGCGTTTAAAGCAGGCCGAGATTGCTCATCAGCAGAAGTTGGAGCAAGATAAAACCAATGAGGCTAACCATGAACAAGCCTCTTTAACTCGGCAGGCTGAAGCAGAAAAAGCAAGAGTATTGAAAGCTGAGCAAGCGACTAATGCCCAATTGAAACAAGTTGCTGATAATGAGAAGCAGAAATCTGATCAGAAAGCTTCAGAGGTTGAAGAATTTAAAAAGTACCAACAAATTTCTGATAAGTGGATGGCGCAAGAGGTTATTGCATCCTCTACTGCGAGAGTTGCTGTATCAGGGCCAGTAACAGAGCTTAGAAAAATTAGGGATGAATTAAAAAGCACCCCAATTACTGGGTGCTTGAGTGGAGCTAAGGAAAATTTGCTCTTAGCTATGGAAGACAGCATCTTGAGTTTTGTTTATTTTATGCAGAATGATGCCAAAGCCACAAAGAAAGCTGCTGAATTAAAGATAAGCTATTTTAATAATTTAACTGAAGCGTTAACAATATATACCCCATGCAAAGATAAGTATGGAAGTTAAGTTAAAAGCACCTTAGGGTGCTTTTTTAATGTCTAAATTTGACCACCGAGAGGTGGTTTTTTTACGCCCAAAATTTGAGGTCGCTATGTCTGGTAAAAATTTAACTTTCAAATTAATCATGGATGGCGATAGTAAAGGCCTTGTTGCCGCAGCTAAACAATCCAAAGATGTTAGTAAAAAGCTATTTGAAACCATTGAAAGTGAAGCTGAGCGATTAAAGCAAACAAGCGCTGAAACCGCAAAAGAGATTGGTAAAATCATACCAACAGACTTGCCAAAAAAAGCAGAACAAGTAAAAGGTGAGTTGGGCGAACTTGGTGGCGAACTACAGGATGTAGCAAATACTGCCAAAAATACTGGTGCAGAAATTGGAAACATCATTCCAAAAAATGCCAGCGAACGCGCAGCAACTTTAATTAAATCGCTTAATGAAACAACCGAGATTATTAAGAGCACAGGTACAAGTGTTGTAGGTACTTCAGATAGTTTTGAGAAGTTTGGAGTCGACTCCGTACGATCATTAAATCTTCTTAAAGCAAACTTAGCTACTGCAAAAACTAAACTTGAGGAATTCTCAAAGACCAAAGCTACGCCCGAAGATATTCGAATTGCTCAGCAACAAATTGATGCTTTGGAAAAAGAGGTTCAACAGGCAGATTTAGCTTTTGGCGCTTTTAAATCCGAACTAAGCCTAATTACTCCAGAAGTAGCTAAACTAGATACAGAGCTTGGTAAAACGAATGTAGAACTTCAGAAAAATGAGACGTTTGCCAAGCAAGCAAGTGGTGAAATTCAGGGTTTAAAAACTGGTTATACAGCACTAACGAGTGCTATGGCTGCACTCGGTATTGGTATGTCCTTAATGGATATTGGCCGTACCGCTGATGAATTCAAGGTCTTAGAAGCAAGGATTGATCTTGCAACCTCTAAAAGTGGGAACTTCGCAGAAGCTTTTGAGGGTGTAAAAAATATTGCAATTGAAACCCGCTCAAATCTTACTGCTACAGCAGAGTTATTTACACGGGTTAAAAGTGCAACGGATCAACTGGGTTATTCACAAGAAAGAGCTTTAGGAATAACTGATTTAGTTAATAAATCACTGATTGTTGGTGGTGGTCTTGCAGCTTCAAACGAAGCAGCAATTTATCAATTTAACCAAGCCTTGCAATCAGGAGTTCTTCGTGGCGAAGAATTCAATAGTGTGATGGAGCAAGCTCCACGCTTAGCAAGAGCCCTTGCAGATGGTTTGGACGTAAATATTGGTAAGTTACGTGCAATGGCGGGTGAAGGAAAGCTTACATCCGAAGTGATTGTTAAGGCACTTGAAAGTCAATCCAAAGCCTTAAATGCTGAATTTGGGAAAATGCCTGTCACCATAGGTCAGTCAATAGAGAATCTTAAGACTGCTTGGACCTTGTATATAGGTGAGGCGGATTCTGCAACCGGCGCAAGTGAAAGAGTTGCTAATGCTATTAAGTTTGTATCAGAAAACCTCGATCAAATTGTATCAACTCTTATTTTGGCAGGTCAGGCATTTATTGCTTATAAAGCTCTAAATATTGGTCTAATGTTCTTGGAAAAGGCAAATAGTGTTAAGGCTGCTCAAATTGCTATTTCTCAAGAGACTGTATCAGTAGTCGCAAATACCCAAGCCCAAATAGCCAATGCGGCAGCCACACGTGTTACTACAAGCGCAAAACAAGCCTCAGCACTAGCAGGGACTCAAGCAGCAACTAGTATCAAATCAATTTCCAATGCAACCACCTCCGCAAGTAGCGGAGTTCTGGGATTGGTTGGACGCCTAGGGACTTTAGGCATAGCCATTACTGCATTAGGCGTTATGGGTGGGGCTGTGACAGCTGCGCTAACACCACTTGGAGAGTGGTTGGGTGAATCGGCAGCAAAAACGAAAGATTATGTATTCCATAATGGGGAGTTAGCAGCAGGATTAGCAAAACTTGAGTCTCAAATGGCTCTTGAGGCTGCTCGAGCAAAAGTAGTCGCTGAGTCAAAGGCAGAAATAGCTGCAGCAGCTGAAAAGGCTCGAGATAAGGTTTATCAGCTCACAACTGAGTCTAAAAAACTTGTAGCAGAGTTTGATGAGTTGGTTAAAAAAGGTGGCTTGGCCAAGGATGCGCTTGAAAAAGTTGCTAAAGCGATGTCATTTGATTCAACCAAGGGAATCAATGATGCTGTAACGACTCTTAACCTTCTTCGAGAACAAGGAAAAATTACTGCTGATCAGATGCAGGCTGAGTTAGCAAAGGCATTGAGTGGTAAGGATCTTATTGTCTTCCAAACCAATGCCAAAGCAGCCTTTGCTGGAACTTCACAAGAAGCTGCTAAATCTGCCGCAGTCACAGAAGCAGTAATGAAAGCTGCACTAGGTCGAACTGGTTTAGAAACCCAGCAACTTAAAGGTGCATTTTCAAGTACATTCCAGTCTGCCAATAACGACATCCAAGTCATTATTGGTAATCTTGAAGCCTACAAAGCCCAAGGGATTGATACTGGTTTAGCTTTAAGTGCAAATCTCAATAAGGCTATTGACTCAGCCCAGACCAAAGCTGAAATTGATTACGCAAAAAGTGCGCTGATTGAGTTCGGTAAGCAGGGATTGATTGCAGGGGAACAGGTTGCTTTAGGTTTAAGTAAGATCGAACAAAAAGTGGCACAGTTACCTGAGATCCTAAACCCGGCACAAGCTGCTTTTAATGCCATGGGTGTTAAAACTCAAGAACAGTTAGATTCAGCTGCACAATCTGCACAGGCTAATTTTGATGTGATTAGCAAAAGTGGCCAAGCGACCGCAGATGGTATTCAGCAAGCGTACAAGCTGATGCTGGATTCAACCATTGCAACTGGTGATAAGGCCAAAATTGCTGTTGCTCAGGCAAAAGCAGCAAGTCTTGGTCTACAAGTCCAACTGGACGCCACAGGCAAAGCCACAGTTACTAAACTTGGCGAGATCCAGCAAGCTGCAATTGAGACTCAGCGCACTGTGAGTCAGGTTTCTAGAGCTGAAACGCCAAGCAATCCAACAGGAGCTTCCGACAGTCTTGCAGGTCAAGACTACTGGGAGGAATTCAAAGCTAAGCGTGCCAAAATTAATGAGGCAACCAAGGAGCGGATGGCTTTGGCTGGTGGTAAGGGAGGTGGCAACCTGTCACAGCTTAAAGCCAATCCCGAGGTTTCTGCAATGGCACCATCTATTGAGCCGGTGTCGATCAATACAGAGCCCTTAGAAGCAACCAGCTTTGGTACGATTCAAGTTGATCTGCGTACAGATGGCGGAACCAAGCAGGTTCAAGTCGTGGCTGGAAGTGAGCAGAATCTACTGGATGCCTTAACTGAAATGAAAAAACGATCTTAAAGCCCACCGATTGGTGGGTTTTTTACACCTAGAGAAAAGCATGAAACTGCAGAAGTTAATAGGAACAGGGCATGTGCCTGAGGGTGAAGTCATTGAACTCAGTGATGAGCTGATGTGGGTGGATGAGTTTAGTTGGTCCAAGGTTGCATCAAATGACAGTGAATACACCATTGCTGGTGCATTGATTGTTGAGCAAAGCGAAAAGCTGGCGGGTCGACCAATCACACTTGAACGGCCTGACGATAAAACCGGCTGGGCGAAGCGTGGCATTGTGAAGTCTTTGCATGAGTGGGCCAATTTGAAAGGTCAGCGCTTTCGCCTGACCTTCGAGCGCGGCGGTACACGCAACTTTAATGTGATTTTTAAGACTTCTGGCCCGCTGAAGTCGGAGCCAGTGAAAGGCTTTGTGGGAACGAATACCGATGATGAAGTCTGGTTCTGCAATTTATATTTTATTGAGGTTGACTGATGGCAGAAATTAAAAGTGGTGACATCAAATTAATGAAGTCACAAGTGCTGCTAGACACACCGGATGGCGGTGGTCAAATGACGGCCAATGAAATTATTGATGGGCAGTCTAATAACCTATTTCCAGATGTCGATGAAATGGATCGCCTATACGGACGTGTCGGACTGCGTAAGTTCTTTCCAGCAATTAAAACCCCAATGACACCTACAGCATTTGGGGTACATGTCATCATTTCACGTATGCCGACAGATCCCAATGTTTCGGTGAACTTATTCACCACCAAAAATTGGTTTGATCGTCGCACCAATGCGCAAAATCAGGTTGAACAGTATTTGGCGCGTGATGTGAAATGGGAGGGGCATTTACTTGAGCTTCAGTTGCAAGGGCAGCGTACATTTCAGATGTCTTTGAATGAAAATAGTCAAAATATTCCAATACAAGGAAAAACAGTTGTTCTGGTTTCAAATGAGGGAAAAATTACTGAAAAATATCAATTTGTCCGAGTGACCGAGATTGTGGCCAACGAGGTAAGGGATTTTGAAATTAGTGGACGAGTTGTAAAACGCCGTGTAGTGACGTGTGGAATTTCTGACGCATTGCGTAGTGATTTTGAGGGACAGACGGTACAACAATTTCTTAGTGGTAATACCCCAATTGCTTTTGTTCGCGATACTCGTGTTGCGGATGCTACAAATTACTATGGTATTAAAAAGTTGGTACAGGACATCCAATTGGGATCAACTAAAATCTATATTGATTCCATTTATTCTCAATTGGTTCCAAGCGCTCAAACAGAAACACCACTTTCAGAAATAGATGCTGCAGGACAGCTCAACTCTTTAGTCGCTGGACGTGGCACACCATTAACCAAACAGCACTCTATTAACGTTAATAGCTCACAAGGCTTTTATTTAGGCTCTGCGGTTTTACCAAAAAGTGTTTCATTTACCCTATTTGGTAGTGCGATTAGCGACGTAGGTGGTGAATTAAAAAATAGTGCTGGCACGGTAGTGGGTACCATTGATTATCAGAATGGCCTGATTAATTGGAATGCTAATGCAGGTACGGGTACAACTACATTTAATATAAGCTTCATTCCTGCTGCCTCACCGAGCTTTCCGCAAGAGTCAGCTTTAATTTATGTAACGGTTGAAAACCGAGGCTACAACTGGCTCCGTAACATTCTACCGTTGCCTGCTCCTGCATCATTGCAAGTGTCTTATGTCGCACAAGGCAAGGTTTACACTTTACGTGATAATGGAGCCAGACAATTACGTGGTGCAGATTCAGCTTATGGATCAGGGACCATTAACTATGAAACTGGCGCGATGGTTCTAACTACAGGTGCCTTGCCGGATGCAAATACTGCAATCTTGTTGACTTGGGGGAATAAGGTCTCCGTGTATGAGCGTGCAGGTCTACCAATCAAGAAAGCCTATATTGAGTTTAATTCTGGCACTGATTATGTACCAGGAACACTGACGGTAAATTGGCTTTTAAATGGTGTGGCTAAAACGGCAACAGATGATGGTGCAGGCAACTTTTCAGGGGATGCGACAGGTACTATTAACTACGCAGATGGCATCGCCAAAATGATGCCTACTATGTTGCCAAATGGTGGTACCACGCTGAATTTAAGTGCGCAAAAGGGTAATAAGCTTACGGAAACAGTTTCTGTAGTGCCGAGCAATGGCGCAGTCAGTTTTGTGCTTGAAAACGGCAGTCAGGCATTGATTCCGAAAACGATTCGTGTGCGTGTTCCTGTACGTTCCAATGATGGAAACTATAGTGGTGAAGTTGATTTATATGACCGCCCTATAGATGCCAATACGGGGCATTTGGTCACAGCATCGGGGGATCAGCAAGGCAGTGTTAATTATTTAACTCGAACGTTCAGCATTACACCGACTTCAAATGTTGATTCATACCGATATGAACTGGAAGCCGAAGTGCGTCAGAAGAATATGGGTAGTGCAATTGTGAGCTATGACATTACACCACGTAAGGATGTGATTCGTCAGACGGTCTCGATCAAAGAAGAACATGAACTGAGCCTTGAAAATGTTGTTGCGGCTGTATCTATTGTTGTGTCCTACCGTGATACCTCAACTGCACAAACCTTTACGGATGAAATTGTTATGTCGGCACTCAAGCTTGATGTGACTGAGGGTTATGCAGAACAGATTCTTTCAGGATCTGTGAGATTTGGCTTGGGGGGATCAACCTATATTGATCGGATGGGATCTCTTTATCGCAATCCATCAGTGACGACTGGCTCGGGCACTGTGGCGGGACAGATTCATTATGGTAACGGCAATATTGAGTTAACCGGTTGGGATGCGGGAGCAGCAAACAGCCCGACACTTGAAAGTTTAGTCACGCAGATTGAGCCAAGCACCACCAACCAAGTGGCATTTCGGGCACCGATGTTGCCGCTGCGTCCGCAGTCACTGACATTGACCGCAACCAAGGTAGAAGGTGGGCAAATTAATGTGATGCCAGATAAAGATGGTTATGTGGACAGCGCGGACTGTGAGGGCTATTTTAATTTTGATCAAGCTGTTGGCCAGTTTGTATTTCGCAAGAAAGTGCAGATTACAGCTGCTAACCGTCCAGAAATTGAGGCTCAGCCATGGTATGACGCAGGCATGGAGTTCACGGAAAATGGCACGACATACATCAATACCCCGGTGTTTGTATTACCTGAAACGATTCGCTTTAGTGCGGTGGCATTTAGCTATTTACCTCTAAATGCTGACTTACTGGGTCTTGATCCAGTACGCCTACCAAGTGATGGTCGTGTGCCGATTTTCCGTCGTGGTGATATTGCTGTGATTCATAACACCCAACGCATTGATGTTGATTCGCCTCTACCACTGGCATCATTCAATGTTGGTCGCATGCGCTTATCATATATCAAGCTTTATGATCACACAGGTAAGCCAGTGGATCCGAATATGTATCAAACTGATCCAGATTTGGGGGATGTGACGCTACTAGGGAATTTTGAGGCATCAGCATATGAATTACCGATTGTTGCAGAGCACCGGATTGAAGATGCGGGTATGTGTCTTGATGTTCAGATCAATGGAGAGCTGACCTTAAACATTCCGATTTCACATACATATAGTACAGGGCAGACCTTTGTTTCTTCTGCCATGATTATTGGGGATATGCAGGCCAGAACACATACGGTATTTAGTCAGGCTTCATGGTCTAATCTTTGGACTAACGAACGCCAAGGTTCGGTTATTAATGCGCAATACAATGATGTGATGTACCCCATTGAGGTATCCAATATGGGCGCAATTGAGGAAAAATGGGCGCTTATTTTTACATCAGCAACCGAATTCCGGATCATTGGGGAGAGCGTAGGGCAAATTGGAACAGGTAACACAACATCTGATACAGCTCCACCCAATCCATCAGACGGCACACCATACTTTAAGGTAAAGGCACTTGGTTTTGGTGGGGGGTGGTCTTCTGGCAACGTTCTTCGATTTAATACAGCAGGAGCGAATTTTCCTATTTGGGCGGCTCGTACTGTTAAACAAGGGATATCGTCAGTGATTGATGATTCATTCCAAATCCAGGTACGGTGCGGTGTCGATCGTCAGTAATTTCAATTTTAGTAAAAGGCCACTTTGTAGTGGTCTTTTTATTGTGAGTAGAAAATGGTTAAACAAACTCAAACCAAAATGTTTAATTTCTCTGATACAGATTTGGATTTTTGTGCAGGCTCAAAGGCTAAGTTTCCTAATGTTTTTAAAAAGATGCTGTCAACAGGGTTTAATGAAAAAACAGTCTCTTCAGTAACAGTAGAAGGTAATCAGGTCACCTTTGAGTATGGTGTTTTGCATGGATATGCCGTGGATCGAGTGTTATGGGTTGGTAGTGCAGGTATACAGGGAGAGTATGTTATTCACAGCATAACCGACACTACCGTAACAATTACTGTTGAAAATCCACCAATATTATCAGGTGGATTTACAACAAAAGTTGCACCTTTGGGTTATGAGTTGGTGTTTGAAAGTGGTTCTGTGCATTTATACAAATTTAAGGATTTAGATGAATCGGATTTGTACTTAAGATTGGTTTTTGCTGCAACAAATGGTTCCACACGAAACTTTATAGCACCATGCATTGGTCGAACTGCGGATATTGCAACAGGTGTAATTACCGATAAAGAATCCTATGCCGCCAATCAATCTATTGTGTCTCCTGGTAATTCTTTGAAATGGGAATTTACCTCATTTGCAGCAGCAACATACAACAATTACTCATATAGCCAAGGAGAGTCTTTGTTTGGGCAAGGGGTGGTTGTGGGTAGCAAATATCATTTGGCTGTATTGAGCAACCTTCAATCGGGAGGAATGACTGGAATTGTAAATGGCTTCTTCCCCGTCACAACAACATACAACACCTTAAAATTACCAGTCATTACTGGAAAGGTAGCAGCTGGAAATGGAGAGACTCAAGGGTTATCCACTAGCTATAGTGCGTACATTGGCAATATAAGTGTGGCATTTGATCAAAATAGTAGTACGTCTGCATTGATATTTAATGAAAAGCAAGCAGCTTTATCTTTACTACCTACAACCATTGATAATTTTAATACCACAACAGCAAGACCAATCTCAATCTATGAGCGCAGCACCCGACAGCATTTAGGTTTTGTTTCTGGCGGGGTTTACGTGGCTCAGTATGGGAGTACTAACACCCCATCAACTACATTTGGCAGCAATATTGTAGAAACCATAGATATTGATTTTGAAAGTAAGTGCTATATCCAACATATGGCAAGAGCAAATAGTGTGGATTATGCGGTTTTTCTAGTTTTTCCTGTCGAGGAAATAAAATATGGCAATTAAACTATGTCGTACTTTTTTTGGAGGATATACACCCAACTATCAAGCCTTGTCTGACAGAAAGTATTTAGTAATTAAGCCAGGCAAACGAATAATTACTGTTTTGAATGCAAACCAAGGATTTGGGCGAATCGAGGGAACCGTGCAGAAACTGGGCGTCAACTATAATGATGCAACCTTGGTTTTATTTAAAAAGAGTACGCGATCTGTTTTATGGGAAACAAAACCTAAACGCGATGGATCTTACGCGATCAGAAATATCGCCCTCGGTTTGGAGTGTTTTATTGTTGGTTTTGATAATTCTGGTGAATATAACGCAGTTATTGATGACGCATTGGTGGCGGGATGAATTTAGTTTTTAGCAATAATGTCAAAGCAGATAGACTTCAAGCCTTCACTCGGGCTTTAGATGGAGGTACGGGTGGGGCTAAAATCAAGTTATATGGTGGTGTGCAGCCTTCTGCTGGTACAGCACATTCCCAACCACTGCTTTGTGAACTCACAATTCCAAAACCAAGCGCGGTGAATGTGTCTAATGGGGTTTTAACGATAGCTGCTCCATTTTCTGCAATGGCATTACTTGATGGTGTTGTGACTTGGTGTCGATTAACAGACTCTGCTGGAAATTGGGTAGCAGACTGTGATGCTGGTGGATCCGAATCCACTGCAGTTTTTCGTATACTGAATGCTGATGGTGAGGTTTTTGCGGGTGGGCAGGTTATCGTGAATCAAGCTCAATTAAAAGAGGTCTAACCATGTGGAAGAAAAGAATCCTCATAATCTGATACTAAATTTTAGTAAAGAGAAGCATCGAGCAAATTCGCACAATGTTATTTTAAATTTTGGTGAAAGCAGTGAGTCAAAAGATGTAGCTGCTTTTTTTGTAGCTGAAACTCAGTCTCCTCAATTAATTATCAATGCGGATTTTGAACAAACTGATGACGTAATTGCACATCTTTTTGGTGAGCTAACAGCACCAATCTTAAACATTGAAGCAACCAGTACCTCCATACCGCCGATAGATGCAGCTTTTTTATTAGAAATAGCTGCGCCTCAATTAAGTTTTAGTACTCGCGTCGTTGTTTCTTCTAATGTTGTATTTGTTGCTGAAATTCAGTCGCCTGTATTAAGTATTGATGCTGAGTATGATTTTAATGTTCAGCGCTATACAACCGCAGACCGATCTTCATATTTCGATAAAACACTTGTTGTTACCGATACCGTGAGTGCACATCACCAGATCGTAAATCAATTTAAAGATCAGGCTCGATTAAAGCATCAGTTGACTAAAAATATAGATTTGATTGGTGGTGACCGATATGAATCTGTACAGCAATTTAAAGTTGATCAAGTTCAGGCTTGGGAAGGAACAAGGCAGCTTGAATTAAGCAAAAATGCTTTACATCAAAGTAATGATCTACGCAGGCAATCAGGTCAACAAATTTGGCAGAAAACCGCTGGTTTAAATCTTATTGCTTCAGAACAATACAATGATCATTTGAGAACACGAAAATCATCATTGAATTGGTGGCAACAAGCTATTCAAACTGGCGTTACAAAGGGCTTTGGTTTTAATGCAACAGCATGGTTAAAACTACTTGAGCATTTACGCCACCAACAAACCAAACGCCCTGAGACTGGAGTTTGGGTTCCTGATCTAGAACCAGGTCGCCCGCCTTATGTTGGGTCTGGTGATCTTAATTTTTGCTGCAAATGTATTGATGTTGATCCACTTAATGTTGTACTGAATTTCAGTGACGACCCATGCTGTGATGATGGTGAAACAGGTCACCTTGATAATAAAAAGGTTTATTTCATTATGAATGAGGGTTATTTAAAACGTGTTAGCGATGGCGCACCAATTGAAGTGAAAAGCCTGAATCTCTCCATCGACCGTGATTCATGGTGCTGGAGTTTCAGTGCATCATTGCCATTTACCGAAGAACTTAAAGTGAATACTGATGAAGAATACATTGAAGTTGAATTGGGCTTGAATGGCTTTATCTGGCATTTCTTGATTGAATCCAATACTAGCAACCAGCAGTTTGCCACCACGGATATTCAAATAAAAGGACGTTCACTTACAGCGATGCTGGCAGAAGAAGCCGGCACCCGAAGCTACAATCAGACTGCTTCAGCTTCATCTGTACAACTAGCACAAGCTGAACTGGAACGTATTACATCAGCTACGCCATTCACACTGGACTGGGCACTGGTGGATCAGACCGGATGGAATGTTCCTGCAAATGCCTGGTCATATGCCGAACTGACGCCAATTAAGGCAATTCAGGAGATTGCAGAAGGGGCTGGTGGGTTTGTGTCTTCTCATATGAAAGATCGCAAGCTGCTGATCCAGCCGCGCTATGCGTATGCGCCATGGGAGTGGGTGGGCTTAATCCCTGAGGTATCAATCCCATTCAATTTAGTTCTGCAGCGTACCAGGGAGAAAGACTTTAAACCTGAATACAATGCAGTGACTGTGGCCGCTGAGAGTCAGGGCATTCAAGCAGTTGTTAAGCATGGAGGCACAGCGGGTGACAAAATGGCGCCGACCGCAGTCACAGCATTTATCAATTCAGAACAACCTGCACGGACCATGGCGAGAGCTGAACTATCCAAATACGGCAAAAAGCGTATGTATCAGGACACCATTCCATTGCATCCGGATGTGGGAGTTATTCTTCCGAGTAAGATCATTGGTATGCAAGACAAGGATTTAAGTACATGGAATGGGCATAGCTATGGCACATCAATTTCAGCCAATTGGAATGGGGATGCAGGGTTGAAGATCCGACAGACATTTACGGTAGAGCGGTATATAGCATGAAAAATATATGGAAACAGTTCATTGATGATGTGCTACCCAGTCAACCTATGAATCTAGGCGAAATTACAGCTGTACATGGCCAAGGTCAATACTCGGTCAATCTGGTCGGTGGGGGTTCAATACGCGCTTATTCAGACAGCAGTTTAAGCACTGGAGACAAAGTTAAACTCATCGGAAATCGAATTGAATCAAAGGCACCAGATCTGCCGATTCATCAACTCGAAATTTAATCAATAGCACCCTCGGGTGCTTTTTTATTGCCAAAAAATTAGGAGTGGTCTATGAATGACCCGTTAAGCATCAAGGGCCTACCATGGCTTTTTAAAATTATCGCTGCAGTGGTTGGGGCAATCTTTGCTCTGACGTTATCGGGGGATATCGACACTGAGGGACGAATTAAAATCACGATGGGTGTGATTATGAAGTTCACCTTCAGCGTGGCAATTAGTCTATATGGTGGCTCAGCTTTTATTGAATATTATGGTTGGCATGTCTACTCACATATGACACAAGGTTTTGTGATGCTAATCTTTGCGATTTTTGGAATGTTGTTAATTGGCATCTGGTATCAAGCAATCCAGCTATTACGTGGTAAAACCATTGGTGAGTTAATTTTCGAAATTCGTTCGGCTTTTAAAGCAATGTTTAAGTGAGTAAGTGAAAAATGAAACATATTTTTGATTTTTTAAGAAAGATCAGTGGTGGAACACTTACTCAAAAACAGGTAGATGCTGCCAATCAAGTGATTGCTACAGCTACAGATGTATCAGTGGCTGATATGTTGGGTATTGCGATCGACCAGATGGCTGTTAGTCTTTTTGGTGTGGATCTCATCTGTGGTTTTGAGGGAAAGCGGCTTACTGCCTATGACGATGGGGTGGGAGTGTGGACGATTGGTTTCGGTACCACAGTTTATCCGAACGGCATTAAAGTCAAGAAAGGTGATACCTGCACTGAAGCACAGGCCAAGGCATACATGGCGCATGATTTGAAGAAGTTTGAAGCTGCTGTAAATAATGCAGTGAAGATGCCGCTTAATCAAAATCAGTTTGATGCACTGGTATCACTTGCCTACAACATTGGGACAGGTGCTTTTAGCAAATCAACATTAGTAAAAAAGCTGAATGGCAATGATATTCGCGGTGCAGCAGATCAGTTCGATGTATGGGTGAATGCTGGCGGTAAACGTATGCAAGGGCTTGTTAATCGTCGTGCTAAAGAAAAGGCTTTGTTTCTATCATGATCAAAGCCCTAATGCTGTGCATCCTGCTATCAGGCTGCACAGCGCATTCGATTTCGACAAAGGTGCATGTCACTGTATGTGTGGAGTGTGTGAATTAAGAAAGCCCTCTAAGTGGGGGCTTTAAAATCTTAACGTCTCGTTAATGCTGAATAGTATTCGGATAAATAATCAGGCATATTCAATAGGATTTCTTTATATAACTCTATTAACTCACCTGAGTCTACTTTGGTTTTAACCTTGGGATATGAGTCAATATATCCGATAACAGGATTGGGTTCAGCAAACACACTATGAAGATCACCTAATTTGCCTTGACTTGTATTTAATCTGTGTAAGTGCTCCTTTTCATGGGGTATATCATCTTTAAAATTGAACTCGTAAGCCTTTAATAAACCCGCTAAATCGTCAATATCATCTAAGATGTTATTCACTAACGTTTGATATTGAAGAGCAAACTCATCGCCATTATTTAAGCCAGTATAGAAAGGTTTTCGAGTGTTCATGAATAAACTGAAGGCATCTATATTTCTCTTCATCCGTCTAGTTAGGGCAATTATCTCTTTTTGTTCTAATGCTATTTTTGAAATAAAATGCGGCTCTTTCCAATCGGTATATAAATACGCTGCAATGATTGCTGCTGCTAAAGTGGCAACTCCACCAAAGTAACTTCCAGTTGTAGCAAGGGATATTTCAGCAGATTTACTACTAAAAGAGAATTCATAAAAAATCCAGAAAGTTATGAATAGAAAAATTAAAGCTATAAAAAGACTTACGCCGACACTAAACACAAAAGGTTTTATTTTACTCACTAGATTCAACCCCAATTAAAGATTCACCTAATTTTTTATCATTTAACAACTTTTTCACCTTTTCAAGACTCCCTCACGTCTACGCACTAGAAATGATATAGCTATACTTTCTGCTAGAAACTCTTTTGTATCATTTATTGATATGTATCATAATATTTGGTTTATACACTAATTAGATATCTGCGAAAAAAAAATCAATTATTAGATTTATCTGCATTTTTGTTACTTGCCTTCTTATCTAAATTTAATGACAATAATTCAATGTATTTT